CCGTTCCTTGCTCGTCTACGCCTTTCAGCGCGGTCCACGTTTCCTCCGATGGGGCAGGTTTGGCAGGTGAGAGGGGAACCGGGCCGCCTGCCTTCGGCCCGGCTCCCCCGTTTGCTTCAATCGGTTAAGCAGCGTTACCGATGAAGTATTTCACGGCGTCGGCCTGGCCGAGGTCGCCCCACAAGCGGAGGGTAACCCGGAAGCCGATTTCGTCACTCTCGAAGTAGGCATCATCGCTTCGTGCGATTTCGATCCCGCCAACTGAACGAACATGGTATGAACCGAACCAACCGAAAAGAACCGACTTTGCGGAAGTTGCAGTCGCCGCAACGTCGGGGTTTTCGATGATCGGGAAGCCCATGAAAACGTCGGGGGCACCCACGGTAGCGGCCGGAACGTACAGGTAGTTACCTGCCGTGTCCTTGAGCTTCCGGAGAGTACCCATCGAGGTGCGACGCATCATGAAACCGGCGCCGAGACGGACGTAAGCACCGTCAACGGAATGCGCGAGATCAATCAGATTATCAGCAGAAAACGCACCCGAGACCGCCGTCGATCCCGTGATACCGCTGCCGGCTGCCGTCACAATTCCGTTAGCCTCGTTTGTGCCTGTTCCGACCGTCAGCAAATTATTTGCCTTGATCCCTACGGAGGTTCCCAGGGTACGGGCAAGGTACGACGGAATGTCGATCCCGGAATCCGTGAGAATCTCGCGGGAAACGATCGTTAGGGCCGCCACTTTTTGCGACTTCAATGTCAGAGAGGTGAACGTCGGATCGAGTGCGGTGATCGTAGTTCCCTCGTTAATCGCGGTGCCGAGAGGCCGAGACGACTCCACCGGAACCTTGATGTCCTCACCGGTCGCGGTGTTGAGCAGAGTCACAACGGACCCGTCGAGCATCGGTCCGACCGTGACCAATTTCTCTTGAAGGACATCATAAAATGTCTGCGGAAGAAGGCTCGAATCGTCGGACTTGTTAAGGTCACGACGCTCGAAGGTAGCGGAACGAATCTCCCCGGAAACCAGCTTCCGGAGGGTATCGAAGTCCGAGCCACGGCGGGCCGCCGCAACCTCACGAACCTCGGGGGCATCGATCATCGAAGCTTCGATATCCTTCGCCCGCATCTCTGCCGCACGAAGATCCTCGATCTTCTGTGAACGTGCATCGATGTCCTCGTTAATGCGGTCGTACTGTGCTTGCTCCTCTGCGGTGAGATCACGCTTCTCGGCGGCAGCAGCATCGAGCAAACTCTTAGCCGCGTGCCAAGCCTCCTGACGCGCCTCCACCTGACGCTTCAAATATTCCATTTCGGAATTCTCCTAAAGAATTGTTGGGATTGTTTATGCTCCGGCGCGGCTCCGCACACGGTACGAAAAAACCGGCTCCGATTTTTTCGCGGTGGACATGCCCGGAATTGAACCGGGGTTTGGACAAATTAAATTTTTTGGATTTGTTTTGTCCACTCATCCTGTCATGCCCGAGTCCCCTAACCGGCCCGCCCACCGTCCGGAAGGCTGCCGGTTAGGGAAAACTAGATAGCTTTCGCTAATAGGTCGATTTGCTTCATCAGCAAACTAACCGGAATCTTTGCCACCGGTTCATCTACACCGGCCGCACGGTCGACAACCTTACGGAGGATGCCGGCCTGATCTTCGTTCAACTCGCCGGCCTCGAGTGCGGAGATAGCATCCGCGAGAGCCGTCGGATCCGTTTCGGTACGCTTCGCAATAACTCGAAGATTACGAACCGACGCGGTAGTTTGCGGATAAGCCGGCACCGCGGTGACCACGCTTACTTCGTGGAGACGCACCTCGAGTAGTGTTCTCTCACCGCCGTCCGATGACCAAGAATCCTTTACAGTTGAGAAACCGAAACTCATTCCGGTGATATCTCCCCTAGCAACCAGAGCCCGGATGTCCCGGCCGGCCGTCGTATCAGGAAGATCGATCTCCACATAACCGCCCTCGGCGCGGTCCTCGATCCGGAGAGTCTTAGCCCGCGTCGAACCCAAAAGCATCGTATCGTCGTGATTCACGTAAGCCCGAATATCATTCTTCGATTTTAGGGTCCGGGTGAATGCGCCTGGGGCGATACGCTCCGTGAAGGGCAGCGGCAGCGAAGGTTCGTTGTATCGCCATGCGTAGCCGGCGAATGTCATCCCGTCACCTTCGGACCGGACTTCGCAAACCGTCGCCTCGAAGGTACGGATTTCGACGTTACTCATTATGTTCCTTTCGCCGCGGATCATCTCGGCAGTACGTTCCAGCCATGCCCGGGCCGGTTCGGGATCCAAAGGATCGATTCCCCATAGGTAATGTGCGACGGCACCGGCACCGGGCCAACCGTCATCATCAGGATCGGAATTAGACGGGGCCTCGAGGTCGACGGCGTGACGGGCCGCCCAAGCATTAGCCCGAATAACTTTGTCGTCCGACATTTCCCCATCCGCCATTAGACGGGCCTCCCGGATTGTTTGGTCGGTGAGGCCGTCACCTCCGAAGCCTTCCGCCCGAAGCTCGAGCCCGCGGGCCGCCGCCGCCTGGATATAGGCCGGCGGTTCAACCTGACGGGACTCGAAGGATCGTGTCGATTTCGGGTGATCTTCCGGGAGAAGATCATTATCGGTAACGTAGTTAGGATTTTCGGGTGAACCGGTTCGAAGCAAGAAAAGGAAAGAATTAACTCGGGCCATAGCCCAGGCCCCGCGAGTCTGGCCAGGCCGGTGGCTAGTCGAATAAGCCCCCGCGCCGCGGCGGTATACGGCGGCTAGCATCCCGAAGGTTGCCCTGGTCCAATCCGGCCGGTCATCCTCCGCCATTTCGTCGTTATGTTCGGAGACTTTATTTCTTAGTGCCGTTTCGGTCGCCTCCGATAATTCGATATCCCCACCCGGCCCGCCGGCGGATCCCGGTTCGTTCACGTCACTACCAGAAATCTGGTCAGCTTCCGGTGCCGGTGTATCCGCTTGCCGTTCCTCACCCTGCCAAGCATTACAATAGTAGGCACCAGAAACGAAAGCTTCCCACCTTGAACACCACGCTAAATCCTCTTGAACTTGTGTCTCATCATAGAAAACACAATTACCGCAAGCCCGACCCTCCGGGACATCATCCGCTAAAGCCGGCCGATAGTTCGATGGGAGCTCACGGTAGGATCCGCCCGGTTCCATATCCTCGGCAATCGAGATAGCGACCATTTGATCGATTGCATCCTGCTGCGTTGTATGACACCCGATTACTTCGCCGTCCTCTTTCACGACAGCGTAACCCGGGCACCCTTCGGCCTCCCCTTCACCGGTAACGAAGTAAGGCATTAGCTCGTTTGCCTCAACCAGGAAACGGTGTGAGAACCGGAATCGCTCACCGCATAAACGGATTCATTCGGATAGAGATCAAATTGGATTGTTGATTGCTTAATCAATAGAAGTCCCGTCGCAATCGTCACCGATTCATTTCCCAGGAATAATGCTTTCGTATTGTCATTGTTATGAACAATGATTTTGCTTGCTCCTGGATACGCTCCGCCGATAAGTACCGGGGTAGCCGTGCCGACCGTGACTTGCCCACTAGTAATCATTTCACTCCACCGGATACGCTGCTGAGGGATTCAAAGGATCGAAGGCGGCCGCCTGCTGCAACTGCACCGAAGGCAAACCGGTATGGTCAATTTGCGGCAGGCCCATAGCCTGCAAAACCTGTTCCGGCGTGAACCCGGAAGTAATCAAACGGACCGCATTCTGGACCCGCTTTTCCGTTTCAACAATATTTGCGGCCGCAAGATTCACGTTAGCGAGACTCACCCGGTATTGATCCCCATCCTCGACCGGCGGCAAATCCTCGAGCCGGTGAATATCATTAATCGATAGGAAGCCGGCCTGCATCGCAATCGAATAGGCCGAGAATCGATCTTGAAGGCTTGCCCGCAAAAGCGAATCCACATTGATCCGAAGGAAAGCATCACCGGGAAGAAGCTTCGTGTAGGCCGCTTCGATCTTTGAAATATATGGAAGCAGCGTGTAGGTCACGAATTGGCGGGAAGATTCCTCTACCGACGCATAAGACATGGCGCCTTGCCGGGTCGACTGCAGCATATGAACCGGGATGCGGAAGATTCTCGCGACTTCCTCGACCGCGAATTCACGGGACTCGAGGGCCTGGGCATCCGTCGGATCTACGGAAGTTTGAGTGTATTTCGCGCCGGCGGAAAGAATCCCGGGCCGATGGGATTTCCTCCACCCCTTATGCCCGGCCTCCCAGGAATCCTGCAAAGTCTGCGCCTGCTCCTGGGTAAGCTCATACGGCACTTCGATAATCCCGGCCGTCGTGCTGCCGGATCCGAAAAACGTAGCCGCGAATTCCTCAAGTGCCTTGGTTAAACCAAGGGTTTCCCGAAGCTCCGTGATTCGTGAAGTGCCACGAAGCTTCCCCGGTTGCCGTAGCTCCGTGATATGAACTACGTCCTCCTCCGGGAGAATGAACCGGCCGTTATCGATACGGAACTCAATCCGCATCGTTTCCCGGTTACGGACAACCTCGACCCGGCGGGGATCCATCACATGAAGGGCGATAATGTCACCGCGGGAATCACGAATGATCCGGCTAAACGAATTACCGTCCACAAGCAAAGAAACCAAAAGGGCCTGGTAATGGTCGGATCGTTGCATCGATCTT